AAAGAAAGACATGAATAAACTCAGGTATATCAATTACCTAAGTAGAGTGTATAAATAATGCAACAGTAATGTAATTTATAATATGATCAATAATGGTGATATAATAATCAATCTTTTTAATACTAGCTTTATAATAAAGTCATTAAGCAGTGAGAATAAAAACCCTCGTAATATTTCTATCTCATCCTTATACTTCACTTTTTGGAAAAAAAAAAGAGCTTCAAACGGAGATATGTTCGTTGAAGCTTTCCAATTTTCTTAACATATTTTTTAACATGTTTCATACTGTATTCTAATAGTTTAGCATCTCCACGGAAGTATGGAAGCATTAACTCAACAACTGCATCTACTTTTAAGGCCTCTCTATCCTCTTCTTTAGATTGTTGAATGAAATAACGTTCAGCAAGTTGCATGATTTCCCGAAGCAACTCATCATTTAATTCATTTTCATCATCATCCGGTGGAAATTCATGTAAGATATTTTTCAAATCGAAAAGGAATACATTTTTAGTATTCTTTTGCTTGTAAGCCTGTCTGATCTTCTTATAACTTTTAAGCTTCTTTAGATCATGACCATACACAGAACGTGGAGGTACTGGTTTAACAGTAGTTGGTGGCTGCACTATATTAACAAGATCAGATTGATCTGGTTCCGGGTCATATTTCTTCCCGTTAGCATTTAACATTGTGTTTTCTCTCATAATATAATAGCAATAGATTATTTTTATTAAATAACTATATATAATATATATGACTGACATAAAAGAAATTATTGCAACACCTTTGAGTGACAGTGATTTAGAGAAATATTTAGGAAAAGAAGTTCAACAAAACATTCTAACTTACTCGGATCTAGCTAACTACCAAGACTTTGAGCAAATACTTCCCCATCACAAATCATACAAGATTATCTTAATTGAATATAAAAAGAACTCAGGACACTGGATATGTATTTTAAGATACAACAATACAATCGAGATATTTAATTCATTTGGAACTAAACATGATAAAGATGATTTTGTGAATTCAAAAGAAATAAACAAATATTTAGGTCAATCTGCATTATATCTAAATAAATTAATAGAAAAGGAAATAGATGATGGAATATTTAGATTAGTCTACAATAAGATCAGATTCCAAAAGAAAAGCGTTAAAGTAAACACTTGTGGTAGGCATGTCGTTAATCGAATCATTTGTTTATTACATTATGATATGACTCTAACAAAATATGTTAAATTTATGGGTGATGCTGAAAAGAGAACTAAATTAAATGATGATGAACTTGTATCTACTATTATTACTTAATCCAAAAACGATATAACCAAATTATTAGTATCAACTTGTATATCATTTCTAATTTTATTTAAAATTGATTCCCATTTTACTTTTTTATTAATATATTTCTTATACTTGACTGGTATATGCTTTAATAATTCATGAACAGCTTGATTAATATATTTAACATTAACCGGAACACTTTCCTCAATAGCAAACAATATAACATCTATTTGATGTTGCAATTGATATAATAAACCAGCATTTGAGTTTAAAAATATAATCATATCATCAATAGGTTCTTTTCTGAGCATTCTATATGATAATAAACGCTTTAACATTTTCATAAATTTCTTTGCATGATAATACTTTTGAACATCAAGTAATAAAGATTTATAAATATCTGTAACATCTACATCACTTGTATGAAAATAATAGTTACATGAGAATTCTACAAACTTGTTATTTATAAACGCAATTAAATCAATCTTAATTGTATTATTCTGTAATTGTAAAGTATCTAATAAATTTATATTTACTGTATCAATCATTTTATAACCATTCATAATATCATCAAAACCCCATCTTACTGGCTGAGTGTTATAATGACCTGATTTAAAATCTGTAATGAATACTTTATCTAATTTCTTAAATGCTTTAAACATATTTTGAAATTTAGGTATATATTTCTGATAGTCTTTAACCTTTTTAATAATAACATATTCTTGTAAATCGAAATCTGTACTATATTTTAATTTTCCAATTGAATTAGATCCAATTAATTCTATTGAATTAGATATAGATAATTTTTTAATAATTTCTTTCTCCATACTATATATGATGAAAAATAATAAACCTAGAGAAGTGTATTATGATATTCAAATAAATAACTTTGAATCAACTGGAGCCGCTAAACAACCATTAAGATTTTCCGAAACTAGAAGTCTGCCTATAATTAAAAATTCTGGAGACTATAGCTTATCAATTGTTAGATTTGAAATAGATACTTATAGTCTTCCAACGTTTGTTGCTGATATTATGCAAGGTTCAAATACGGACCCTAATAAAATGATAGAGGGAATAACAATGGAATGGGATGATAGTGGAATTCTGACCACTGCAGGGCCGATAAATCTAACATGGGTTCCATCGAATCAACAAATACCAGCACCGAGTGCTCCACAAAAATTAAATGAAGCTTCAAATGAATATTATTATGGTAATTCTTTCCGTCATTATTGCGATTTAGTTAATAATACATTTGAATCTTTAACATCAGCTTTGAAAGTATCGGTAGGAGATGATTTAACTAATTTATTCACACCCAAATTAATATGGAATGATCAATCACATTCAGCTGAGCTATTAACACAAAAAGGTTTTTATGATAATAGTTTAGATAGCCATGTAAAGATTTATTTCAATAGAGCATTGTATGGTAAATTATCATCATTCCCATCGATAACAAATTTAAACGCTACAGATGGTAAAGTACATAGATTGATTATAACTTCTGACTATGATAATAAAGTTGTAAAATTAGATATTCTTGGTGATCCAACTAATTTAGTTAATATGATTAAAACCCCTCAAGAGTATAGTACTATTAGTAATTGGAGTGCTACATCCTCCATAGTGTTTACAACAAACACATTACCAATTATTCCAACACAACAAAGTGAGCCGATGATTTATGATAATGGGGTAGCCTTAAAAGTAGATGCAGCTCATAACTTTTCTCATGTTATAAGTGATATGTCAACAAATGAATTATGTTATAAACCAAATCTTATATATGTTCCAAGTGCAGAATATAGAATAATTGATATGTTTGGTGATAATAGTGTAAGTACTGTTGATATAAATGTGTTCTGGAAGGATAAACGAGGCAACTTAATACCTTTCTATCTAGAATCGGGTGCCTCAACCAGTATTAAAATATTGTTTCGATTAAAATAATATATAAATACTATAAATGAAAAATAAATATATTATTCTATAATATATAGATTAAAATGTCAGATTCCAGTTTCAATACCGTTGTAGTAAGAGATAGTAGAATTAATGATGTATCAACCAAAATAGATTATATAGTTAACAAAGGACCAGCTCAAAGCAATTATCAACATATCAAATCAACCTCTGCCAGTGTAACGAATGTTAATTTTGCCGTGACTGTTCCATCCGAAAATGTTCTTGTAGATAGGAATGTCACCATATCAGCTAAACCAACTTTTAGAGTAACAATCCCAGCTCAGGTGGCCAATGCAGCTGGTGTTATGGTGGGTGGAGTGCCCGCTAATGGTATAGCTTTTAAGTATGGATCCACTGAAGCCTTGAATCAATTCCCGCTTAATTCCTTGTTTACTAATGCTACGGCAACAATTAATCAAGCAAGTTTTAGTGTCAACACCCAAGATATGTTACATACGCTTATAAGAATGAGTGATGATGAAGTAATGAGTAAATATAATTGTCCTTACATGAGTGATAAAGGATTTAGATCATATGCAGATATGGCATTAACACAAAGTAACCCACTTGGATCATATCAAGACGCTAAAGGTAAAGTTATACCTCGTGGATCTCATCCAATAACATTTTCCGCAACTGTAACCCGTAATGGTGGTGCTACTGTGACAGTTACCCAAGCCAACACCTTTGAGCAAATTTTAGCTGCTTTGACATGTGTTCATATAGCTGATTCTTGGGTAATTGATGTTACATTTGAAAGTACTGAACCACTTTTGTTTTTATCTCCATTCTTAGCTGGTGAAGGTAATAATAACTCTGCTGCTTTGTATGGTGTGCGTAATATGGATTTTGTTTTCAATATTGATACTTCTGCTAAAAGACTATTATGTTCTGGTTCCGTTGCACCTATGACTGTTCAACTAACTGCTATGAATGACTGCTTTTTAAATTTTAATTACTTATCTACACAAGCTTCTGATCTATTATCTTCAAGAAATGTTGTACCATTTTCTGATTATTCTAGATTTCTTACTGTCAGTGATCAAGTGTTTGCCGTAGGTGCATCTCATACAATTACTGCTCATTCAGTACAATTGAGTCAAATTCCTAATAGATTATATATTGTAGCTAGAAAACCAATCAATATTCAAACTGTAAAAGATTCTAATTCATTTTTAGCCATTGAAGGGATATCCGTAAATTTTAATAATGTTGCTGGTATTCTTGCAAACGCAAATGCAGATGATCTTTATAAATTGAGTGTTGCAAATGGATCAAAACAAGATTTATATGAATTTATGGGTGCGGCTTCAGTTTCAAGTGGTGCCAGAAAGAATACTACAGGATCTATATTGGTTCTTAATCCTGCTAGAGATTTATCTTTACCTGATTATTTATCTAATGGTTCTATTGGACAGTATTCATTACAATTAAATATTCGAGTACGTAATCTTGATACTGTTAATGTTACCCCTGAAATTCTTATCATTGCTGAATATGATGGCTTCTTCCTAACTGAAGCAGGACAATCCATGAAACAAACAGGATTGCTTACAAAAGATTTGGTTGTTAATTCCACTATGGCACAATTCGGTGAATCATCTAAATATATTGAATCATATAATAAATCTAATGGAAGTAATTTGAGTGCATCTTCTATGAGAAATATCCCACTGCTTAATATGAAGAAATCAGAGAAATCTGGTGGAGCAATGTCGGGTGGAGCATACTCAGGTGGCGCAAGATCTGGTGGATGTCCATCTAATTTAAGAAACTTTGTTTAAGAACATTGAATAACAAATAATGTTTTAACATAAATAATTCTTTTTTACAATAAAAATATTTCATTAATATTTTTATCATTATTATTTTTACATTAAATTATTCATATTTACATTAAAAATCATACTTTTACATTAAATTGTTTATATTTACGTTAAACCATAAAAAAACACTTATTGAGGTATTAAAATAAAATAATTTGAAAACTAATATATTAATATAGTATATAAAAGAAATGGTGTTCAATTCATCTCAAAATAGTTTCAATTCTGCTGGCTCACAAGCTGAATCATTCCAAGTACTTCGTAATTCTTATAACTTAAGTGAAGGTGGTTATGATTATCAACCTGCATTAAGACCTGTAAATAAAGATTATATGTATCCATATGCTGTTCATGCATCAATGTCGCATTATAATAGTGATGAATTAAAATATCTCAATCATGATACCATGAGAACAAAAGAAGAGTCATCTGTCAAAATACGTAAAGTTATACCAAAAGAAGAAGAAAAAGAATTAATTGGAGAAGGGATTTTCAAGAAAGTTAGGAAAGCCGCTAACAAAACATCAAGTGCTACTAAGAAAGCTGCTAACCAAACATCAAGTGCTACTAAGAAAGCTGCTAACCAAACATCAACAGCTACAAGGAAAGGAGCCGAAAAACTTAATAGAGACACGAAGCCTTTACAAAATAAAATAGCTAAATCTGTTACCGATGAAGATGGATTATTACATAAAGCTATTGGGAAGACTCTTGATTATGCTATACCTGCCGCTGGTGAGGCTTTAGGTGCTGCTGCATCTGTTTA